GCGGTCACCCCGTCGAAGCCGAAGTTCCGCACCATCGAGTTCGACCTGAAGAAGCTGATGTCGGTGATGTACACCACCGACGAATTGCTCCAGGACTCAACGGCGCTGACGTCGATCGCCGCCCAGGCGTTCTCGGAAGAAGTCATGTTCATGACCGAGGACGCGATCGTGGAGGGCACCGGCGCGGGCATGCCATTCGGCTATATGAAGAGCCCGGCCCTGATTACGATTCCAAAGGTGACCGGCCAGGCCACGCAGACGATCGTCAAGGAAAACATCGACCAGATGTGGTCGCGCCTGTGGGCGCGGTCGGCGAAGAACGCGGTGTGGTTCATCAACCAGGACTGCCTGCCACAGCTCATGGCGATGAACCAGGCGGTCGGCACCGGCGGCCAACTCGTCTATCTGCCGCCCGGCGGCCTGTCGGCCACACCGTTCTCGACGATGTATGGCCGCGAGGTGGTGTGGACGGAATACAATTCCACCCTCGGCACCACAGGTGACATCACTCTGGCGGACCTGAGCCAGTATATGCTGGTGGACAAGAACGGGGTGCAAGCGGCGACCAGCATGCACGTCGCGTTCCTCACCGACGAGATGGTGTTCCGCATCACCTATCGCGTTGACGGCAAACCGATGTGGGCGGTCCCGCTGACCCCGTTTAAGGGCAGCAACACCAAGAGCCCCTTCATCGCGCTGGCGTCTCGCTAACGCTCGACAAATCCAGCGGCTCCCCACCGCTCTGCCGTTCGGGTCATCGGCCCGCGCGCAGCCGATTCATCGCCGCTTTGGGGGCGGTCCAGGAGCAATGGACGATGGCACGTCAGATTTCCATGCCGTATCAGTTTCCGCCGGTTTGCCTGCTGCCTCCGGCAGCCGACGCCGCCGGTCGCACCAGCGCCTACCGCGACCTGGCGAACGCGCTGAAAGCCTGGGTCGTGGTGCACGTGAACCAGGGCAACGCGGCACAGGTGACGCTGTCCATCCTGCAGGGTCAGGACACCAGCGGCACTGGGTCGAAGGCGGTCGGCGTCATGCCGATTTGGCTCACGGCCGCCACGGCTACCAGCGATGCGCTCGCGGTGCAGACGCCGGGTGCCACCTTCCAGACCTCGGCAACCGTCGCCGACAAGATCGTGGTCTTCGAGATCACACCGGAAATGTGCATGGACCTGGTCAACGGGTTCCACACCATCGCGGTGCAAACCAGCGCATCGAACGCGGCGAACATCACCGAGGCAGAGCTGTTCCTCTGGGAGTCCTACCAGGGCGCGTCCGCACCATCGACCCTTGTCTAATCGGCATTCATCCCGCCCGGGCCGCGCACCCGGGCGGCGCCTTCCCTTGCGGCCGTTCGGGAGAATGACATGACCACGACTTCGAAATTCCATAGCGGGCGGCTGGAGTTCTTCGATACCGCCACGTTTGAATACATGCTGCCGGTCGCGCCGATCCACTTTTACGAAGACTTCCTCGGGCAGTCTTATGTCGCGGTGCCGGCCGCCGGCTCGGCGGTTGATGGCTGTCCGTTCGTCAAGAAGATCGTCGGCGCCGGGCCGCCGACGCTCGCTGGCGTCGCGAACGCGATCGGCGGTCAGGTCGCATGCACCCTGGCGGCGACCAGCGAGAAAGAGGATTGCGTCCTGTATTGGGGCGACAACCTCGCACTGGATTGCACGAAGGGACTGATCTTCGAGTGCCGTTCGCTGCTCTCGGTGCTGCCGAGCGCGGCTGGGGTGCAAGCCGTGTGGGGCGTCGCCTCGGCGTGGATCGATGGGCCGCAGAACAACACCTGCTACCTGGAATTCAGCGCGCAGGCGAACGGTGCTGTGCTGGTCACTGCGTTTGACGGCGTGACCACGACCTCGGTCGCGAGTGGCCTGACGGTCGGCACCACCGATTGGCACATCTACCGGATCGACGCGACCAACCTGACCGACGTGGCTTTCTACATCGATGGCAACCGGGTGAACGCGGACAATTCGATCAACTTCGCGGCGACCGGCACGCTGGCAGTCCTGCAACCATACCTCGCTGCATACAAGGCATCAGGCACGGGCGTTGCCACGCTGACGATCGACTATGTGCGGGCCTGGATGAACCGGCAGTAAGCCCGGGGAGCGCGCGGCATGCTGTCAGTCGGCATCACCCTCAACCCGGCGTCGATCGCGGCAGGAGCTTCGCTGTCCGGCCCAGTGTCGCTCGGTGCGTTGACGCTGGTCGGAATCTCGATGCCGGCGGTCTGGACCACGGCTCCCCTGACATTTCAGGTCAGCCCGGACGGAGTCACCTGGCAGGAGCTGTACGACGGCGCGGGCAACGAGGTGACGATCACCGCCGCAGCGGGCCAGTTCATCATTCCGCTGGCCGATCCTTCTTATCTCTGGCGAGGGGTCAACCTGCTCCAGGTGCGCAGCGGCACGGCTGGATCTCCGGTGAACCAGGTAGCCGCCGCGGTCATCAACCTGATCACCCGATCGGAAATGCTGTGAAGGATGCAACGCGATGATGGAACGCAGCGGTTATCGCAACCGGGCGCTGGTGGCGCCAGTGCGCAGGGACAGGGGGCCGGGCAGTGCGAACCACGCTGACGGTGACGGAGGAACCGGCCGCGGAGCCGGTGTCGATCGAGCAGGTCAAGCGACATTGCCGGATCGACAACAACGCGGACGACGAACTGCTGACGGGCTACCTGACGGCGGCAAGAGTGATGGCGGAGGGCTACCTTAGCCGGGCGCTGCTGACGCAGACCCTGCTGTGGACCATGCGGCCGTCGTCTGAGCTGCCTCGCGATCGTCTCCGGCTGCACGAGACCCTGGAACTGCCGCGCGCGCCGGTGCAGTCGATCCTGTCGGTGACGGCGCTCGATGAATGGGGCAACGCCACGACGATCTTGCCCGCGTCGCTGCCGGTGACGCCGCCGGCGGTGATCCTCGGCTATGTCGCCGACCTGACCCTGGAACCGGCCACACTGTTCATCGGCCCCGAAACGGTGCTGAGCGGCGGGTTCGCGGCTTACCGGACCAAACTGCAGCACCTGCAAGTCTCGATGGTCGCTGGCTATGGCACGGCAGACGATGTGCCCTCGACGGTGATCCAGGCGATTATGATGACCACAGCATTTCTCTACGAGCATCGCGGCGACTCCGCGGCGGCGATGCCGGACGCGGCAACCTGGTTGCTCGACCGGCAGCGGTTGCAGTTCCTGGGCGGATGAGATGATGCCTTTGCCGGGACCTGAGCTGGGGCCGGACCCGAATGCGGTCCGGATCGGCTCGCTGCGCTGGCGGGTGGTGATTGCCACGCGCGAGCAGGCAGCGGACCCGGACAGCCCGGGATTCTTGGAAACCATTGCGAAGCGGCAGACCGTGCGCGCTGATGTGCAGCCGATCGGGACGATGACCTTCTATGCGGCCGAACAGGTCAACACTCCGGTCACACATCGCATCATCATTCGGTGGCTCGATTGGGTTGACACGACGCATGTCATTTTCCGCATCACCAAGCGACCGGATGAGAGCGAAATGGTCGAACGGTTCCGGGTGCGGCGCGTGATGCCGATCGACGGCCGCCAGCGATTTCTGCGGCTCGATTGCGAACTGGAGAAGCGCGTCTGATGGCCCTTCTGCACATCACGGTGCCGGGCGGCTGGACGATCGTTGCCGGCAAGCAGCAGGTACGCGCCGTCATGCGGGGCGTCGGTGCCGAGGTGGTGGCGCGCGCCCGTGCCCTGATCCGGGCGGGTGGCAGAAAGCACCCTTCGGCCCCTGGCGAGCCGCCGCGGAGTGTCTCGGGGAAGCTGGCGCGGTCGATCCGCGCCCGGGTCTGGAAGGATGGCGAAGGAGTCACCATTCGTGCCTCCGAGTTCTATGCCCTGTTTCTTTCCCGTGGCGCAAAGGGCGGCGGCGGTGACACGGGCAACCCGGCGAACTTCGTCCCGTCGAACTTGGCCGGACCTCGCCGCATGAAGCGGAGCGCCATCTCGAAGAGGCGCATCTTGTTGCCGCGCCCGTTCCTGGAGCCGGCTCTCGACCAGGCCATCGCGAATGGCCTGGCTGACCGGGTGCGCGTCGCGGTGATCACCGGCCTCAAATTTCAGCGGGGCAGAAAGTCCGGCTGATGGATATCTCGTTGGTGATTGAGCAGCTCCGGCGCTACTGCCCGGAGTTGGGCGGGCGTGTCGGCGGCGCGGCCGACTTTGAAACCGGGGTCGAGTCCGTCATCGCGATCACCGACCCGGCGACTGGCAAATTCGTCTATCCGGCAGCCGTCGTAATCCCGCTGGAGGATGAAACCGGCAGCAACGATCTGCTGGACGGCAATATCCAAACCGTCACCGAGACCATCGGCGTGATTGTCGAGTTCGACGCCTCGGCCGATCGGCGCGGCCAGGCCGGCGTCAGTCCGGTCGAGGCGATGAAGTACGCGCTGTTCCGCGCGCTGCTGAGCTGGGTGATCGACCCGGAGCGCGGCGCGCGCGGGCTGTTTTATGCCGGCGGCGAACTGCTGACCTTCGATCGCGCGCGGCTGTTCTGGATGTACCGGATGAGCTTCGAGGCCACGATCAGCGATGCTGATGGCTTCGTGCCGCGCGGTGGTCCGCTGACCAGCGTTATCGAAACAATTCAGCCTGATGATTCGATCAAGCTCGCAACGCCGATCGTGGCCGAGGAAGCGGTCGGCGGGACGGTCGCTGTCTGGGGCGGGTTCGTCTGGGATGAAGGGGACGTGTGGGCATGACGATCGCGACCGGCGATGAAGCACTCGCGGCTGATGTACTCGCGGTGCAGGCGACCGCGGCATCTGCTTTGACCGCGGCAGGAACGGCACTTGCTAATTCTACCACTGCACTGTCGAACTCCGTCGCGGCGCAGGCCTCGGCTGCGTCTGCGGCTGCACTCGCGGCGGTTGCGTTGTCGGTGCCGGCACTGGACGTGGTTTCGTCGGTTACATCGGCCGACACCGTGCCGATCGGGCAGGGCGGCAGCACCGTGGCGGTGACCCTCTCGACCCTACTCAATCCGGAGACGATCGACCTGTTGTCGCCGGCCAACCCCGCGGCCGACACCGACACCTTCCCGACCGGCCAGGGCAGCAACGTGCTGCTGCGGCAGACCCTGGCGGGCGTGTGGTCGCTGATCGCGTCGCACCTGCCGGACTATCACCAGCCCATGGTCGAGCTGACCGCCAACACCAACCTCGACGGATCGACCCACAACAATCGCCTGCTGATCTGCAGCCAGGGAATCACGATCACGCCGACCGGCACGATGGGCAGCGGCTTCGTGTGCGACGTGGTGAACGTGAGCGGCAGCAACGTGATCCTCGGCGCGGGAATCACCACCAGCAACGCCGGCAACGTCCTGGCGACCGGAGAATCCGCGCGGATCGTCTCGGCCACCTATAGCGGCGGCACGGTGAACTTCGCTACGCTGTCGGCTGGCAGCGGCGGCGCTGCACCGGCCGCGCCGGGCCAGGTCACCGGGCTTGCGACCTCAGGAGCCACGTCCTCGACCATGACGCTGTCCTGGACTGCGCCGGGCAGCGGCGGGACACCTACGGCCTACACGGTGAACTATCGGGTCACCGGCACCGGTTCCTGGAGTTCCGCCACGACCAGTGCCAGCGGATCGCCCTTCACGGTGACCGGCCTGTCGGCCTCGACCTCGTATGATTTCGAGGTGATCGCGACCAACAGCGGCGGCAGCGGCACGGCTTCATCGACCGCGACGGCATCGACGCAAGCGGCGGGCGCGGCGCCCGGAGCACCGACCAACCTCGCGGCGAGCGAGGCGACCAGCAGCACCATGGAGCTGACCTGGAGCGCACCGGCCAGCGGCGGCACCGTCTCGGGTTACTCCGCCTATTTCAAGCTGCACTCAGGCAGCACGTGGTCGCTGGCGACGGCGGGCCTGGCTGCGTCCGCGACCAGCTACACGGTGACCGGCCTCGCTTCCGGCACGTCCTACGATTTCTATGTGGCCGCGAACTCGGCCGGCAACGGCAGCACGGCGTCGGGCACGGTGACCGCATCCACCACCACGATCGCGAGCCCAAACGCGGTGACCGCGCTCGCCGCCGGCACGGTGACCAACTTCACCGTGCCGCTGTCGTGGACGGCGCCGGCGATCGACGGTTCGCACGGGGCGGCGGCAACCTACACGATCCAGTATCGAATCAACGGCTCTGCAAATTGGGCGACCGCGGCGAGCGGGATTGCCACCGCCTACTACACGGTGGCGAACCTGATCGCCGGACTGGAATACCAGTTCAACGTGTTCGGGGTGAACGCGGCCGGCAGCGGTCCCGGCGCGACCACCACCGGCACGCCGGGGCCGGCGTTGGGCAGCCTCACCTATTGGGGCACCGGCGGTTACCCGAACGCTCCGGTGGCGCACGGCACGACGGGAGCGATTGCCACCTTCACCGTCAGCGCGTCGGTCGCCTCGGCGAGCTTCGGATGGTCGGCAACCCAGGTCGATCCGCCGGCGACGTTGCAGGCGATGACCTTGTTCAACAGCAATCCGCTGGTCTACGGCTCCTACGCGGCGAATATGCCCGCCTCGGCCGGCACCTGGTACGGCTGGATGATCTTCTATGACAGCGGTGGCGACGCAGTGTTCGCCGTGATCGCGACCACCGGCCAGACGATGCAGAACGGCACGGCGATCACCCCCGCCGTCACGGCGACATGAGCGTGTTCCAGGCCGGGCCGGGCGCGGCGCTGGGCCTCGGCGCCGGCCACCTCTACCGGTCACCTCAGCCACACCCGGGAGCATCGCGGGCCTGTCCGGCTGGTGGTACGCGGGCGCCCCCGCCAACATGGTGAACGCGGCCGGCGTGCCGCTGGCGAGCCTGTCAGGCGGCTCGGTGGCCGCGCTGACCGATCTCTCCGGGTCGAGCAGGGCGATGGTGCCCAGCCTGCCCGTGCAGGCCGCGCCGCGCATCAACGGCCTGTTGGGCGGGGCGGGCCTTCCGACTCCGATGCCGGCCGGCGCGGGCCTGGCGCCACTGCTCGATCCGCGCGTCGGGTTCGCGGTGAATGGGCTGTCGATGGGGTCGGGCAGTTCCTGGACCCGGTATCTGGTCTGGACCCGCCCGAACCTGCGCTCTGGCACCAGCTATGACGCCGATCCGGTGGCGCTGCTGACCATCGCCTCGACCGTGGTGCTGGCGCTGGACAGCGTCGTCGCCGGGCGCCTGGTGTTGTTCCCCGGCGCGTCGCAGACCGTCCTGTCGGTGACGATGGAGCGGCGGCACACGCACAACGTCATCCTGCGCTACACCGCGGGGACGGGCGTGGACGCCTGGCTCGACGGCGTGAAGGTGGCGAGCGCCGTCGCGAACCCTCTGCCCGTCAGCAACCCCGGCACCCTCACCTTTCTGTCCGATACGACCGCGCAGGGATCGGCGCAGTGCTGGTTCAACGAGGCAGCGACCTGGGAACGGGCGCTGTCGTCGGCGGAGGTGACGACGCTGATCACCGCCTCGGCGCGGTGGCTATGCGGCGCGCGGCGCGGCGTGAACCTGCTGGTGATCGGCCAGAGCAATGCGGTCAACTCGCTGGCGGACGGGGCGTGGAACCTGTGCGCGCAGGGCCTCGCCTGGCACCTGGGCGCGGCCAGCTACGGCGTGATCGGCGGCCAGGGCAGCGCGGCCTACACCGCGATCGGCGGCCACGGCATCTACAACGTGCGCCAGCCGCCGGGCACGGGCGGCATCTACATCCCGGGCAACTTCCTGGCGGACCCCGGCGACGGCT